GGAAACTCTAAAGCATCAGCTATTTTAAGAGCTATATTTTCAGCCACTCTAAGAGTTAAATAAGCACTGGCTTGCTTTATGTGTCTAGTTGCTACATTAGAAGCATTAGCTGCCATCTTTTGCAGTCCTACTAAAGTACCTTTGTCCGGCGTAGTTCCATCTCTAGCTTCGTTAAGCCCGGTTACATCACGAATCATTTGTAAGTAATATTGATAAGTTTGAATAAGACTTTGTATCTTACCTTGACCGCTTGAGCTGTTAAGTTCTTGAATAGGTATTTTACCTGGATTCATATCACCATCTTGAGTTAATGATCTACCAACTATAGAGCCTGTTTGGAAATACATATTCAATGCTTCCGCTGGATTATAATTAGTTCCATTACCAAGATCAACCTCTGCAAGACCGTCCATATCTAAGTAAACACCATCTGGTACAATTCTAGACATAACCTGTTGCAGTTTCAGGTGTGTTAGCTGAATCATATCAGCAAAACCAATACATTTGCTAACGAGAGACTCAATACGTCCTTTATATATTCTAGGCGCACAAATAGCGTAATTCATTTCTACTTTAGTAGTATCTGCCATAGGTCTAGACATGTTCTTAGCCAATTCCCATTTTAACATTGTATTTGTTCCTAACACTTTAGCTCCACTATATAATACCTCTATAGATCTAGATACTTTTTCAAAACTATCATTTTCTGGAGGGTTAAAGCTATCGTCTTTTTCTATAGCCTTTAACAAGCCTTGATCTGTTTGTTTTATTTTAAAAACTTGATTTTGATATGTCTTGTAATCAAAGTATAAAACTTGAACAGTATTTTCATCATAATTACCCCAGCCTGTAATGTAAGAGCTATTGCTAGGCGTGTTTTGAATTCTTTTTAATTCGTCCTCAGTTACTTCTGGAAATTCTTTTTTGAGTTCAGGTATAGTTATAGATTTTAACTCACCAACGTAGTATACATCTTCAAAGTTAGGATCTTCTGTGTATGAGTATACCATATAAGCAGGATCAACATAATCTATTGTTATACCTTCTGCGGTGTTAAAATTAGTTTTACATGCTGAAATACCTAATACAGTTAAATCCATATTAAGCCTGCGTTTTACTAAGTCATATTTGTTTTGAGCAAATACAGTAGATATAGCTTCTTCTTCCGCTATTTCTATAGACTGCTTATAACTTAATTGCATATGAAGCTCTAGTTCTTCATCTGTTTCTGGTAATAATTCAGGATTAGAAGCTTGATATAAATTTATTCCAAGAGTTGCATTTAAATTGTCTAAATATTCTTTAGCCAACATATCTTCATATATCTTAGAAGCATAGTCTGTTCTTTTCTTTATAGAAGCAGGATCTTGAGCGTAGGCTTTTATGTCGTAGGTTCTAGTAGATATACCATTTACTACAATGTCTACAAATTTAGATAATATAGGTACTGGCTTCCAGTCTAAGTTTAAATAAGATAAATCACCATTTATAGATAATTCATCTTTATATTTCTGTATAGATTGCTCACCTCTGGCGTATAATCTTAATTCATTAAAATTGTTCCAGTTAGTTAAATACCTATTACCTGTTGTTCTACCTGCAGAAAACCATTCGCCTTCTATAGCCTGCGCTACTTGACTTCCGTATTCTAAACTAGCTTTTTCTGTGTCACTAACTACTTGACTAGGAAATGAGCTTCTGGTATTAGTATATATATTCATTTAACTTATTATTTTTGATGTATTTCCTTTATTATCGTACCTTCTAAAACCTAAATCTACCGCTTGTGGTTTTTGTCTAGGAGCATTTGGTGCGTATCTATGTTTATTACAAGCCATTAAAGCAAGTCCGGAACTAATAGATGCATCGTGTTTTGTTCTATTATTAATGTTAAACTTAGCCCAGTCTTCTAAAGTTCTTTGGAAATATGTATCTCCATAACCTGTTTCTTTTAAACCTACAAAATCGTTTATGTAAGTTTCAATTGCTGCAGCATGCGCTTGTTTGATATCTTCACTAGAGTTTGGTATTCCACCTAATTCTTTTTCTGTTACTGAAAGCTTATTATATTTTTTATCAGGTCTATTAATTGAATAACCTCTATATCCTCTTCTTTTAAAATGATACAATAATCTAGGTTTGTTGTTTTCTGCAAGTATTGGCATTCCGTAGAATACGCAAGCCATGAGAACGTCTTCAAAGAATATCTCAGCAGTCTGAGGCCGAGCTATGTATTCTAAAAAAAACATATTTGGAGGCACATCCTCCATTGAAAATTTAGTTAAGCCGTGAAGTGATCCGTTGGATCCTCTACCATCCACAGTACCTGATATATCATATGGATCACAACCAAATGCTCCACAATGTTCATTGCCAGGATGATTAGTACCATTTTTTATATATCTTTTATTTTGAAGATGCACAGGTGGAACCCAAGTTACTAAAAATCTACCGTCTTTATTTGGCACAAATATTACTTTAGTGTCTTTTTGTCCATTCTCCCATTGAAAACTTCCTTTTGTTATTTTAATTGAGTTCTTAAGATCTTCGTTAAAATCTATTTGCTCGTATATCTTTGTTAAGTTAAATAGAGATTGTTTTGATTCATCTCTAAAAGCATGCTTAGTTGTGCGTGGAAACTGTCTGTAGAATTCGTTTAAGCTATCTTGATCAGACTTTAAACCTTCCACTTCATTATTCCAATACTCTATTACACCCTGTGTTATTTTTGTTCCGTGTGGATCTTCAACTTCTTTTTTTGGTGTGTTGAATACAGGAAAGCCATAAGAATCAATGTATCCTTCGTAGTTCCATTCCATAGGTATGAACAAAGAATAGAGTCCTGAGCGTGTCTGTCCATTGGCGTTTCTTTGTGTAACATCTGAATCATTGTAAAGTTTTTTAAAGTTTGCACCACCTTTATCTAAAGCGTTTGAGGTACTACCCATCATGCATTTACCAATAACTCTAGAACCTAATCTTAAACAAGTTCGAGTTACTCTCCAGTTGTTTAATATATTTGTAGGTCTTTCCCACTTTCCACTTTCATCGTGTACTAGTAGTTTTAATTTCTCCCCATCGTACGAGTTGTCGCCTGTGTTCTTCCAGTCGATCGTTGTGTCGAGACCGGTAATCTCCTGGAGCTTCTCATTCGAATCGAGCTTGCGCCTCGTGAACTTTGATGCCGGGACACGGTAGGCAAGTTCGGTCTTTGGACGATCCATACCGTCCTGTATGGGTTTGAAGAAAAATGGATAGTTGACTGAAATTGGTACGACCTTATCTGTGAACATCTTTTTTGCATCCGGACCAGATTTGGACAATATCCCAAACCGTGAATCCGTAGATATGGTTGCAAGGTTAACTGATTCAGCTGAGGACATAAACGAGAATCCGCTACGACGGTTCTTAAGATAACACATTCCATAAGACCGTTTGTCGGCTTTACAAGCTTCCCAGAATATATAGAATAATCTATTTGATTCCCTAAAGTCTGGTTGCCCAACATCAATCTTACTCCACTGCAAGTACATGTAGTTAGTACCAGTAATATAAGTAGGCTCGCCTTTGTTAATAAACCAAAAACCTTCATCACGTCTTGTGAATTCTTTATCGATGTAGTCATACCATTTTTCTTTAAAGTCTAACGGATATTCTTCCCAATCAAATACAGATTTTATTTTACTTAATTCTTTTGGGTACTTAGTGTAAGACCATCTGTCATTCTCAAATTCTATAATATCTTTTTCTTTAGGTAAAGCTATTAAAAGATCCTGTATCTTATATATCTCACCTATTTCACCAGTTTTACTAATAACCACTAAATCATGCTCCGCGTTGTGACCATACTCCCACTTTTTATACCTATTCATTCTCTTAAGAACTTTAGGTTTTACGTGGTCTTTCACGACCTTATATAGAGTTTGCTCGTACATTATTTAGATCTTCCTTCTGCAAAACCTTTAAAAGATTTCTCTTCTTTTACTTCTGCAGGTTTTTCGTTTAACAATGCTTCTTCAGCTTCTAATCTATTTAATATTTCAAATGCATCAAATATAGCTAGCTTTTTTGTAGCTGCTGCATTTTTTAATCTATCCGCCGTGATATCGTCTCCTGAATCAACAATAGCTTCTTTAGCTACTTTAATTAGTTCCTCAACTGCGACTTGCCCAGCTTGGATTATATTCAACTTCGTTTCCTTGGTATTCATATTTAATTACAATATCATTAGATTTCATACAATATAAACGCTTGCCATCAATTAAAAATTCCCATTCACCGTTCGGTGTATAGCCTACTAAGTCTCCTGGGTTAATATCGAGTGCTTTTAAGGAGCTATTACCGTATTTTAATATACCAATAAGGCTTTGCTCTTTATCTAGCGTTAAAGACTGATTGTCTTTTATTGGAGTTATAAAGCAGCGATCACCAAATGAATGCCAACCTTTTTTATTTTTATATAAATAAATTTGATCTATAGCGCAAAAATGTAAATCATCTTTAAACCAAGATCTGCTTTTCTTTTTCTCTCCTTTCATGTCATAGAATACTCTAAACACGTTTTGGTGTATAACAATTATATCACCTATTTCAATACCCGTATTAAACGCCTTGGGTGTTTCTAAAACTTTAGCTAATCTATTTACAAATTTAAAATCCTCTATCTTTGTATTTACAATTAACTCTTTGTCTCCAACCTTGACTTTATTACTGTATTTATGACCTAGCGGTTCAACAATAAAATCGTAAAGGCTTCTCATCAATATTCTAAATCATATTCAACAGATATTGCCATGTGAGAATTAAATTTCTTCCATGGCATTACCTCGTTGTTTTTCTTTATATGAATATTATAAGAACTATCAGATTCGTCTAAGAGTATATGTGAGATCTCGTGACCGCCATATACTTGTTGACCTACAGAATAATGCATAGCATCATTTTTGTAATCTGAACCAATACTTATTTTTCTTACAATTGAAGACATTATTCAGCTACTTTAAGTTTAGAGTCGTCCTCTATTTCAGTATACTCACCAGTTTTAAGATCAATAGACACTGTGCCATATTCTTTTTCTAGTTCAGTTTTAAACTCTTCAACTTTTTTGTTTACTTCAGCTACATCATGTAGTAGCGCGTGTTTTTGAGTTTCAATAACACCAATTTGATTTACTAATCCAATTAGTTTCTCTTGGTTTTCATTTGCAGTTTTTAACTGCTCTTCTGTTATTTTTTTCATTTGATTAAATTTAATTGTTTATATTAATATAGTTACCTGTGTATTAGTTATTTACCGGCTATTAAATTAGTAGCAGTTGTTAAGTCAGATAAAACATAATCTACAACTACTGGAAACCACTCTCCTTGAATAACGTTTGTAAAAGTAATAGCTTGAGCTGCTGTTGGTAATCCAGGGGCTGCTACTATTCTAAATACAGCGTTATTGCCACCTTCATTTACAGTGATTAGATCTCCGTTTAAATAACCTGTACCAGCTGTATTAACGGTAATTGATGTAACAGCTCCATTTACAGCTACAATATCCACGATTAAATTACCAGCGCCGTTACCTTCTAGGATAATGGTATCTAAGCCATTTTGAGTGGTATATCCAGTTCCGTTAGATCCAGTATATCCAGGTGAAGAAAAACCAGTTACAACGCTTGGTCCTACAGCACCTGCGGGTATTACTTGAAGATTCGCCGCCGCGCTAGTTCCTACATATATAATAGAACCGTCTAAAGAGTCAGTTGCGGCTAGATTAGCTGCTAAAACAGGTGTTACTGTTTGAATGTCATTTGTGATAAAATCAGGTTGATTACCGAATTGTCCCATATCTTTTTATTTATTTATTACTTATTGATTTATATTTCTCAAAACCACGTGAGCCAAAATAAGCTACGTATACGGTTGTTAATAGTTGTTTTAATAATTCTATCCACTCTTGTTCTACAGTAAAAGATATTTCGTGATGACTATCTACCCATATAAAGGCTACAGCCATAAATGATAAGAATATAAGCGCCATAGGGCGCGTGTTTTTACTAAGCCATGAATCAGATGTCATATCAGATTCCCAGCGTTTACTTATTTGGTCTTCTGCTTCCGCAGAGGCTTTTTCAACTATTACTTGGATCTCCTTCTTGATTTGAAGCTTCTCCTCTTCTGTAGTTGTTAGGTTATCGATAACGTCACCAACATCTTTGATAACATTGCCGCTTAACCATTCCCAAATTTTTTTCATTTTATAGGTGTTTCTATAACGTATTTAGCTCTAGGAAACTTATAATCGTAACCTGGATACATTATTTTTGTATATCCTCTATCGTCAGTGCCTAATACTTTAAACTCTACTCCTTTCATTGTTATATTGCCTCCTTGTATAATGTTTTGAGGTTTGTTAACGTCAGGGCTGTTTTTTAAATAACCTGTCTTAGAAGTCTTCATTTATGCGTTTTTATAAGCTTCAGCTTCCCAAGGTAAATTTTTTGCACCTTCTTGCATATCAGATCTTGAGTATTTCTTACCTTTCCAATATACGTTTTCATCGTCATAGTCTAAGTCGCCACGTTTCATTTGATCTAAATGTACTTTTTCGTGAGATACAACATCATCAACTTCCTTTGGGTCTAAGTCTATATTTATAACTATAGAGCCGTTTCTATTAGCTTTACCCATAACACCATCTTCCATGTCAACTCTATATATGGGCGTGTTGTCTACCTTGTAAGGCGGATTCTTAAGTTTAAAAGCCATGTTATTTTCTGTATGGAAGCATTTTGTTTAAAGCATCCCTACGACCTTTACAGCCGCAGGGAATATTTAAACCTTTTGATACATTTTCTACTACTTTCTTAATACCAGTGGCTTTAGTAAACTTCTCTATATCGTCTCCTAAACCTTGTGATTTCATATATTAAGCGTAAGCAGCTCCTGTGTAAAGAACATTGGTTTGTTGTTGCGTAACAACTAAACGCCCTTGAGCTCCTGATTGAGCAGCTGGATCTTGTGCTAGTAAAACTGGTGATCCTACTGTAGATACGATGCCTCCTGGATTAGCAGCTATTGCTGAAAAAATTGCTTCAGAAATAGTTCCAGATCCTCCAGCGGATACCGCTAAAGCATTATTAGAAGTAATAGTCCAAGCTCCTGTTGTCAGTGTAATAACTGTAGTTGATACTGCTCCTGCAATAGTTGTTGCTACTCCAACTATGTACTGAGTTGGGATTAACACAGTTGGGATCGTTGCGTCCGTTGTGTTGAATTTAATAAATTTTGCCATTTTTGTTAGTGTTAGTGTTAGTGTTAGTGTTATTTGTTTGGCTGAGGTTTATACAGTCCTCTCTGTTTTTTTTAAGAACGTTTATTAAAATTTACTTTTAATATCCGCTGCAATTCTAGCTTTAGTTGCTTGAAGTTTTGTTTGTTGTTTTGGTTTTGGTTTTAAGGCGTCTTTCGCGTCTCT